GAAGTTACAATACGAGCTATCTTATCTGCTTTAGCTCTAGCTCTATCAGAATCTTTATTGTTAGGTACATCTACTTTTAAGTTAGGAATACGACCAATCTTTTGTGATAAGTGTTCTAATCCTGACATCATTAAGTTAGGTACAGGTATTTGATAATCTTCAAAACCTTTTAGCTGGTCTCCAAGCAAAGCCATAATACCATCAGGTCCACCATTCATAATTGCACGAATACGACCTCTAGTAGAGTATGCACTTTGATTATCAAAGTGTAAATTTGTTACAGCGTATTGTATTTCTTCAGGTGTCATTTTATCCCCAAGGGCTTTCATTCATATCGCTTATATCCCATTCTCCAAAACTAGGTTTATAATCTAATCCTACTTCAGCTAATCTTTCTTTTCCTAATCTTCTTATAACTTTTAATGGAAACCAACTAGCCATTACAACATCTGATTTATAACTTTTCGCCTTAGTTGCCTTACTAGCAGCAGATGAAAAATAAATTAGTTGTCTACGATATATATTACTCTTAGTTTCGCTTTCTGTACTACCATAAGGCAAATTTATTAGCTTTTGTTCAAATAGCTGTTGCATACTTCCCACACCATAAATAGGGTCAAATTTGTTTTTTTGTGTTTGATGACCTTCTAAGTAAACACCAAACCTACTACAATAATCTTTTATTTTTTCATCTTGTCTTATGGCTTTTTGAAAACCATTTTCTTCAATAACCCAATGTGCTAAACCATACTTTTCATACCATTTTTGTATAGACTTTCTAGCTTGTATTACACCACCACCTTGTTCGTTTTCTATATCAACTAAATATAATTCACCTGTATCAGGGTTTGCTGCCCATAATACACAAGCCTGAAATCCAGTAGATGCTGGGTCAAGACCTGCAATTAAATGCGTACCTGCAGGTATGTGTCCTATAACTCTGTTTATATCTCTACATTGGTCTATATCTTCAGAGTTAAACATAGTAATACCTTCTACAAATGCTTTGTTAAGATATACCATTTCAAATATAGCCCTACCACCTGTAGTATCTGCATTATTTTTTTGTGACATAAGCCACTTGTAAGTTCTCTTACTTGCCCATAGCATACAATCCTTATGTTCTTCTATTTGTGTTTCAGGCAAAGTACACTCTGTACTATGTGCTTCTTCTACGACATGTTCAAACTCTGGGTTTTCTAATAAGAAATTATATAAATCTTCAGGGTGCTGTCTTGAACCTATAACAACTACAGCAGTATGTTCCTCTTTACGAGATGACAAAGTAGTTGTCCACCATTGTCTTGTTTGTTCTCTAGCACTAGGTTGTATTGTTGTACCATGGTCCTCTATATCATCTGCAATAATTAAATCACAGTCACGAGATAATATCTTTCCACCTTTACCTACAGCAACCATAGTAGGTGATTTAATACCAGTAACTGTTCTAGTTCCTATAGTAAATTGTCCTGATGACCAAGATTTACCTGACCTAACTTTAGGTTGGAACTTTACACCTGGACCATTTATTTCTTCGTTTAATTGTTCATTGTTTTCTAAATGGTCCATTACAGCACCTACTGCATTTTTTGCAATATCTTCGTTACCACCTACCCACATTATTCTTATGTTGGGGTTTTTACATATCTGCCATACAGCGAAGTGTGTAAGCAAGTCTGTCTTGCCATGTCTTGGAGGACTTAATATCATTTGTTGTTTACCATTTTCTATAGCATCAACAATGTTGTTTATCCAGTTTTCGTGAAAGTCTGCTGTTTCATATAAATCACCTGTCTCTGTTTTAAAATACCTATCTCTAAAGTCTTTAAAGTCTTGTAATGATTTAATAGTATCTTTTGATATTTTCCAATCTTCTTGTAATTCGTATATCTGTTTATCTTCTTGATAAGCTGTATACATTTTAGTAACAGTAGCTCTACCTATATTCATTATGTCTGATACTTGTTGATGTGTATATTTTTTATTTTCTATAGATTGTGCATATTCTTTTACAAAATCTTCATAGTGAATACCACGAGCTGTTGCTGTTTCTTTTGGTTTAGGTACAGGTTTATTTTTCTTTGTTTTTAAATAATGAAACCTGCTTTTACATTTTTGTGAGCAGTATGGAGAGTTAGTGCGTGATTGTTTGCGACAAGTTTCACCAATAACATCATTAAGTTTACACCTAGGTCTTGGCATTATTTTTTCTTTTTCTTGTCAGCCTGTCTTGATTTCTGTACAGCTTTTATATTTACTTTTTTACCAGCTTTGTACTTTTTAGCAGTTCTCTTTATCTCTGCTGCTCTCTTCTTAGCTGCAGCATCAGACAATCCTGCTAAGTATTTTGCTGGTACACCATATCTATAAGGTTGTGTTCTTTTACCCACTACTTCTTTTTCTTTCCACCACGCAAGTCAGTATCATGTTTTTTAGAACCACGAATGTAACTATTAACTCTACCCATAGCCCAAGCTCCCATACTTACTCCTGGTCTTGAACCAGAACTCATATAAGCAGCTTGACCTCTTTTGTAAACTGTTTTTAAAGTAGATAAAGATATACCACTAGATTTAGCCTTTTTAATTAATGCTGAATTTGCACTTGCTGGTATCTTTGCCATTACTTTTTAATTTTCTTTACTTTGCCATTTTGTGTTCTAGCAAACTTATGTGTTTTAGTTTCTCTAATAAGAGTACCATAATATCGTTTGCCACCAAACATCCAACTTACTTTAGCCATTATTTACCAACATTTTTCTGTGCATTTTTATGTGCTTTACTAAATGTACTACCTCTCTTCATAGAGTTAGTCATATACTGTAAATGTTTTTTAGTATGATGAACAGAATGTTTTTTCATAGTCTGTTGTTGTCTTTTAGTAAGACTTGATACATCTACGCCTTTTATTTTCATTTCATCTTTCTTAACTTTTTAAAATCAGCAGAAGTCAATACATCTCTTGGCTCAGCTAATCTTGCAATCTTTTTCTGCTTTGCAGAATATCCTTTTTTACCTTTTGGCATACTATCTCCTTACCAATCCCTACAAGCCCAGTAACGAGCAGTAGTCTTATCTTTTGCAGTACTACATTTGTGCCTAGCACGAAACGAAGCTCTAGCTTTAGGATTGCTTTTTCTAACTGGCATATTTGGGTCACCAAACATTACTTTCTTAACCTTGCCATTAGACATAACAAATACCTTTTTGGACTTGCGACCATAACCTGGTTCGCCTTTCCTAATAGCTGTTGGGCTATTTAGCTTAACTTTCATTCCTTGATAGGTAGCCATTAGTATCTACTTTTTTTGCCTTTGCCTTTTTTAGTCATCTTTTTTTTCTTCTTACCATACATAGTGTCTGTGTTCTCCTAACTATACTATATCTTGTATGAGTGATTATATAAAAGGAAATAAATATCCAAATTATAAACCCTCTACTTCATATAGTAGTGGAAGAATTTGTTTGGAGGAAACTTGCAATACAGTTATATCTAAATATAACAAGTATAGATATTGTAATAATCACAAACCTAAATCGTACCCTAGAATCAAAGGCAGAAAGCTGCCTGATGGTTTACAAGAACCTCAGGCGTAAAAAAAAATTTTTTATTCAAAGAAACTTGATAAATCGTTTTCACCACAATTAGGACACAGACCTTCAGTTAGTTGGTCTTCCCAAAAAGGATTTAAACATTGGTCACAATCCATTACTGGTATTTCTGTCATAGGTTAACTGTACCACACCCTAGACAAGCTAGGGCTATACAGGGAGGAACATGAATAAAGAATCATGTTAATTTCTATAATAACAGAAAATGGCTAATGAGTTGCCCCAAAAACCATTTCCTGATTATTTAGTTGTTATTAACAGGTACTTGTATTATATCTACCTTCTGTTACTATTCAACTATAAATATTATTTAGGAGTACTTAGATACAGGTAAAGAGGGCATCAGGAGCACAAAAGGCTTACCAGGGAAACCTGACCAACTAGAAAGACAAGTAAGCTACCCAAGGTCTAATCAAACTATCTAATCAGGCAGAATCGCAACTACATTGCATTGGATGCCTGTTATGAAAAACGAGCTAGACTAGACACTATTGAAGAAATGTAAAGAGTGTAAGAATACTCTAAAACAGATAGGTAATCAACCAAGATACTACTGTGATAGTGCACCCACTAGATGTAGTATGTCAGGTAAAACACACAACATATAGTATGTTAAATCTACACATCTTTATTACACTTTGTTCTACTTAAATAATGTGTTCCTACTAGACTATATACACAAGCTCATATTGACATATGCATAATGTTTACTTGCCTATATTGTTGTATAGAAACCTAACATAATCTTTTATTGTTCTTTATTTTAAAAATGTTTATTTGTGTAGGTGTAATGAGAGGTTCTGTGTCAAAAGAGGGCTACGACATTTAGAACCACCCCCCACCCATATTGAAACCCAGGAAAAAAACTTTATTAAATAACTTGCAATAAATAATATATAGTCTATACTTGTTTACAAGTATTAATTAACTAAGGGAGACTAAGACAATGAATAAATTAACAAGAAATGACTTAAAGGAATTTACT